TATAATTCTCTCTAGCGATCCATGATAGATCATCAAACGCTTTTAACACTATAGATCCTTCTGGAGCGTCTGGGCTATATAAGTCATGTAATTGTTTACCTATATCAGCTAGAGTGTTTTCGTAGTTATAACCGAAACCTGCATAAATTGTAGTATTTCCTCTACTAGCGTAGTCGTTTCCGTCTACATATTTACCGTTGTAGTATCTAGATATTTCATCTTTAAACATGCTCCAGTCTTCCCACTCTAACACACTCTTGACTGCAGTTTTTTGTTCTTCAGTCATGTTATTATAGAAGTCTTTTAGATCTTGACCGTAGTCTCTAGCTACTTCATTCCAGTTAACTTTGTTTTCTGGTTCATTATGTACTATATAAGGGTTTTTGATTACTGCATATAAAGGGTAAATACCTCCTGCTTCAGTATCTCCGAACTCTTTTTGTACGTCCTGTTTAAAGTTGTTTAATAAATCAGCAGTATTCTTATAGTGTTTTATAAGAGTACCGTCTTCATAATACCAGTTAAGACCGTTGATATATGAATTAGATATATCTTCGTTGCCTTCAATTCCTTTTAGCCATGATTTAGCGTCATTGATACTCTCTAAAGCTCTAGTATCTACCATTTCAGAGCCTGGAGTGTATGTTTGAGCAGTTTCTAAACTGTCAGTTAGATAAGTTACTGTAGTGTTCTTACCGAATCTGTAGTGTCCTTTACCCTGTTGAGGTACGAACTCCATAAAACCAGCAGTCTGGCTGCCATGATATAGTTCTTTTAAATTTCCTAAACTATCTACAGCATAAGTGCCTTTGAAGTATTTTTGTTGATCCTCAGTTAATTCTCTTCCTTTATTGTCTGAAGATAGAGAATACTTAGTATCATCAAAGTTAATACCACGTTTTTTAAACTCTTTCTTTAGTTCTTCGTATTGAGCTTCGATAGCCATTAGCTGCTGTCTATTAAACGCTAGTTGTTCTGAAACCATGTCTTTAGAATATTTAGAAAGTTCTTCTTGACCTTTAACTTGTTGTCTTAATTTTTCTAAATTTGTTTCTACATTACGCTTAGCGATAGGCATTTGTTCATCTGTTCCGTCAGCAAAATAGCCTTCGTATTTAGCTTGATACATTTCTCTATCGTATGCGTCGGATCTAGCCATAAACTCGTCTAGTGTTCCTGATTTCTCAGCTAGTATAGGGTTTATGTCTACCTTTATTCCTTCGATCTCTAAAGGTTCCTCAGTGTCGTTTAAAAGATCGAATAGGCTATCTTCTCTTAGATCTTCTCCAGATAGTTCTACTACTATATCAAGATCCGAGTCTTCTCTAGCCATGTTTCTATTTCTACTACCGATTATTTCCATTCCTACTATATCAGCGTCTACGTCTGCTTCACTTAGAATGTTTTTAATATAATCTGTAGTGATATTTTTTATATCTCTCCTAGAATGTCCTTCGATTACGTCCATACTCATACGAGTATCTGCAGTATTGTTAGTTACATTCGTATTTTGTACTGCCTGTTTTAAAGCTTTTTCTAGGTTATGTTGAGCGTCGATTAGTCGCTTAGTTTCATCTGACTTACCAAACTTCTTAATTAACGTCTTAATACCGTCTAAAATGTCTCTAATCAAGTTAGGTTTCTTAGACAGCTCATTCATTATAGAAGGGTTGTCTCCGAATAGTTCACCGATCTTGTCGTTAACATATTCGTCTAAGTATGAATCAGTAGCTGCTTCTTTACCGATCTCAGCTTCTAATTTACCATAAGTTTCTCTTAGAGCTTGGAAGGTTTCTTTAGTTAAAGTACCGTCGGCTCTACCTACATTAACAGCCATTTGTCTTAATAGGTTATAAGCGTCTGAGTTGTTAGCTTTAATTGCCTCTCCTAGTTCATGTCCCATAGTAAACTCATAAGCTCTACCACCGTCTAAGTTAACTACTATTCCGTCTTTATTATGATAACCGTTAACAGTTACAAGTTTGCCTGTAGCAGTGTTAACAAGTTGAGGTCTTCCATTAGCGTCTTTTACTATGTTACCTTTGCTGTCTCTTAATACTTCTACGGATCCATTCTCTGAAATAGTTTCGTTAGTTACTGGAATTATTCTCTCTCCAGTAGTAGCCATTAAATCAGTCATCTCTTTAAATAGCTTATGATTTCTAGTTGAGTCAGATAGTTTAAGATTATTGAAGTCTTCTTCTAGAGTTTTAATTCTAGCTTCCATGTCTTCGTATTTTACGTCGTTATGTAGTTTCGCTTTATCAATTAATCTATCATTATCAGTAGCCTCGAATTGTTTTAGAGAATTATAAGCAGACTGTTTAATATGGTAGTCGTATTTGCCTACGTTTCCTCCCATACCTTTTAAAGTCTCGTTTATTTCTGCAGGACTGATTTCAAGATTAAGCATTTGATCTCTAGTTTTTCTTTTGATTTCTTCTAATTGTTTTTGATCTGTTATGTTACTAGCTTCGGCTCTTTGTTGAGCTATTCTATCTATAATAGCGTTTTCATGTTTAGATAAGCCAGTTGAAACTTCTTGACCTCTTAGAGTAGCTATTCCATTTTTAAAACCACTAGAAAAAGCTGTTGATAATGCAGCACTTGCGAATGAGTCCCATATTTTTTGATCTTTAATAAGAGTGTTAATATCTTCTTCACTCATGTATGTTAGTTTTTGAGCCATAGCGTTTAATAGACCAGCTATTACTTCCTCTGATCCTTCGCCTACGGATCTTATTCCTAAGTCTACTAAGTTTTTGCCTATAGTAGAGTTGATCTTACTTGTTAAGGCATTTATTACTTTGTCGTCTAGACCACCTTTGCCCCATACAGTCTCTCCAGCTCCGAACATATCGGCTGTACTACCTAAGGCACCAAACATAGCTTCAGTACCTGCTTCAATAAAACCTGATAAAGTAGCGTAGTTTCTTGCTTCCCATTCAGTAGCCCCAGATAGTCTGGCTTCTGTTCTGGCTCCACCGTAGGCAGATCCATAAACAGGAGCTCCATTAACTATAGCACTTGATACTTTATAAGCAGTTGAGGCTTTGTCTAAACCCCCTAAAGCTCCTCCTAGATAGCCTGACATAGTAGCTAGGGCTGCAGTAGTACCTATTCCCTGAGGTACGCTCTCTCCCATGTTTGCTAATACTGAGTTTTTATTTGTAATTGAATTAGCTCTTACCTCTTCAGCACTTTTAACACCTGCTAAGTCTCCTTGAGCTATTCTGTAAATATCATCAAAGATAGCTTCTGTTGTATCTTCATCAGCTATTTTTCTGATCTTTTCAGCTTTTTCATCAGCTCCAAAAAGTTCTAATACGTCTGAAGCCATATATCGAGCAGTGTCAGATACATTCTCATAAGTGCTTAAAGCTCCTCTTCCTATGTTTTCGGCATAGTCTAAAGCAGTTCCTAAGATCTTTTGCCCTAAGTTGCCTTCAGCAGACTTAAACCATTGGCTTCGTTCTTCCTCTTCTTTTCTTTTTCTTCTTCTAAGTTCTTGTGTTGTTACATAAGAATCACCATATTGAGCGTAGCCTCCTACATTTTCCCAGTTGATAGCTGCACTCTTTTTCGAAGAGCCTCCAGTTTGATTATTTGTTGTATACTGGTTTATATTTTCCCAGTTCAATGTAGCTTGTTTTTTTGCCATTTTTACGCTCCTTTAAACATATCACTTATTGAGTTAAACCACTTTTTATTTTGTGTAAAATTTTGACTTACATAGTTGTTTATATAGGCTGCTTCTTCTTGTGTCATTCCGTTCTTAATTTGTTTTGCTATATATTTTTCTAAGTTTGTCATATCTAGCTTAGTTAGATTTCTTGGATCGTCTGGATCTCCAGAAGTAAAGTTCATAACATAATTAAGAGCCTCATTACCTGCAGCAGTTGTCAATGGAGCCCCTCCATTTACTAATTGTTGATCTCCACCATTTTGTAATTGGTACGCTCTCATAGAGTTGTTGTATTGTCTTCTTTGTTCTGCTAAAGCGTTTTCTGTATTGATTTGATTTACTACGTCTTGTCTACGGTTGTAATACATGTTGTCTAAAGACATTTGTGTAGCTAGTTGTTCTTGTAATAAACCGTTCTTGTATTGGAATTGATTTAAGCCTAGTTCTAGCTTTGTTTGAAGTGCTTTATAGGCTATTTCTGCTAGGGCTGCATTATTTGCTATCTGAGCGTCTTTTATTCCTAGATCGTACTCTGTTACTGCTTTATTGTATGTATCTCTTGCCTGTCCTATTCTGTTTTGATAAGCAGTATACATAGCTACTTGACTTGATTCCGAATAACCAGAGTTTAAAAGACCAGCACTTGCTAGTCTCTCTGCTTCTGCTCCATATTGATTTGACTGTTTTTGCCAGTCTACATACGCACCTTTTTGTTCTTTTGTATAGCTCTTTGAAGCCTCATCTTTAGCGTTTTCTATTCTTTCGATCGCTAAGTCTGTTTGAGCTTGTTGTACTTCAGCTTGTTTATTTCCGTATTCTTCTGCTGCTGCTTTCATAGGTTCGTAGTAAGCGTCTGTTTCATTTATCATGTTGTTATATGTATTGTTAACATTCGCTAAGGCTTGTTGTTTTTCTTCTTCTACTTGTTGAAACCTACTGTCGTTATAATTTATCGCCATAATTTACCTCCTTATCGTTTTATATAACTTCCTACATAACTCTCTAGAGTTCCTGAGTATAAGCTGAATGGTTTTTCTGAATAAAATTTAAGTTGAATTGATTTCCATTTTTTCTTTTTAATTCTAGGTACTATGTACCCTTTAGGGACTTGCTTAAATGTTTTAATCAAACTAAAGCCCTTATGATCTGCTTCTGCATATATTGAGATAGCTTCGCCTTCAAGATCAAACACACAGCCTTTTTTATTTGTGATTTTTTGATATTGAGGGTAGTTAAACTCATCTTCAATAGTGCACCAGTAGCTCGTTACTTTTCTATTATTTGAATAGTTATTTAAAGAATATAATCTGTAAACTGTTGTCTTAACTCCGTCTACTTTTACTTCTTCATTTGTTCCCATTACTAATGAATTGCTATAATCTTCCCCCTGATCAGTGCAGAACATTTCACAGTCGATATTTTGATCGAACTCAAAATAGTACCATTCATATTCGTAGTGATCGTTTACTTGCGAATATTGTCTTGAATCAGCTAAATACATTTTGTTATCTATTACTATTGCTAAATAGTCGTCGATCTCTACAAGTCTGCACCTAGATAGATCTTCGTTTAATAATCTGGAGTCGATCAAGCTACTCTTATGAGTTATTACTTGTTCTGTTGTAACGTCTCCAGTAATAGCCTCTAAACCTTCTGGGCTTAAAAAACATATTGTATCTCTGAAGTTAATTCCTTCTGATACGCAGCCTGTTGAAATACTTGAATGTACGTTAGGGTAAACTTTACCATAATTCTCATCAATAGAAGGGTTATGGTAGAAGATCGTTGTATTCTCTACACTTGGTTCTTTAAGGATCCAGATAGCATTATTACCTGCTACCATTCCTTTGACTGCTGACTTTGAGCTTCCTTCTTCGTAGTAGTCTGTGTCGCTAAAATAAGAAGGATCTTCTAAAGAAGAGTGCCATACTACATTCTTCATGTCAGGGTTGCCACTCATAAATACTCTATTATCGAATATTTCTACTAAAGTGCATTTCTTGATCTTGTCTGCTGTTCCTGTAACAGTTTTTTTGTATTGTATAAATACATTATCTTGACCGTCTGTATAAGGAACTGCTGGAGCTGTGTCGAATGTTACTACACCGTCTTCATAGTTAGTAGTAAAACCACTTGTAAGTTCTTCCATTTGACCGTTAGCATTTGTGATCCATACTCTTACTTGTTCTTCATCTATGTTTTGAGCGTCTAATACATAATCAGTAGAAGCTCCGTCGCTACAGAAGTCATTTCTTCTGTATGGTGATAGTAAGTTAACGTCTTGATATATTACTCCACCACCACTAGGAGGCTTACTGATCGTCGTTCTTGGAACGTATGCGTCCTCTTCTACGCTTTTAACAGTTGATCCGTCCCATACTAGATAGTTAGTTCCGTCTTGAATATATACTTTGTCTCGATATACAAAGTAATTTGATTTGTGTTCTGCCATGTTAGAGTAAATTTCTGTATCGCCATTGTATAGTTTAGTTCCTGAGTGTACTAAATACCCTTCGCCATAAAAAAAGAGACCAGATATAGTATTACTATATTCTGCTAGTAATTCTACGTCTGGTCTAGTTTCTATACATTTGCCATTTTCTCTTTTGTAGTTCTTCCACATGTTTAAAGCGTCTGGTGATCTATAAAGGTTAACTTCGTCTTGTCGATCGCTGAAGTCTACTCCTCTGAAGGCTGCGTAGTTTCTTGTAATTAATTTACCACTTGTTTGTGTCATACGTTAAAACCTCCTGTAAACTCTGCTACTAGATTACTATAACGTGGATCAAGTGCAGCTAAGAGTTCTTTATATCGAGCTGCATATATTGCACCGTATTGGCTTGATACGTCGCTCTTTAATAAATCTCCAGCTACTCCATAAGGCATGATCTCTAGTAAATCTGTATCTAATTCTAATTTGAAGTCGTCTTCTGTTTCTGAAGTTATTTGTTTAGGGTACTTATAATAGTAAATAGTAGCCTCTCCGTCTTCTAGGAAGTTAATTGTACTGCCTATAACCTCGTATGAGACGCCTCGAATTATATTTAGTTGATATATCTCTTTGTCAATTCCTTTTAGAGCTATTGTTTCACCCTTAGTTACTGTCATAGTTCTACTAGCAGGGATCTTTTTAAATCTTGTTAGTTCAGTCTGAATCTGATTTATAACTCCGTTCATTTTAAGAGCTAAGTCTTCATCTTCTGTTAGATCTTCGCTGTCTTCTGAATACTCTTCAATTAAAGCATAGATCTTTTGCTTCATTTCTTCTAAAGTCATACTATTCCTCCTTAGGGTTCATGTCTGTATTATCTTTGTATATTTCCTTTATACTTTCTATGTCTTCTACTAAGTCCCTTAGTTTATAAAAAGGGTAGCTAGGTATGATATAACCTTCTTCTTCAGTCCAGATCAACACTGAGTCTTCTGGTAAGACCTGAGTTAGTGTACTCTCTTCATGACTTTTTATATCATTAAACTCCATGTCTTTAGATACTGTTGTTGTTAACACTAAGTCTTTTAATACTTGGTGGACGCTTTTATCATCAGTCCACTCGTCAAACTCAGTTTCCTTTGTGATAGTTCTACCATAATATTGTTTTAAACTTGGCTTAACTATAAATAATTCGTTATTCATTGTTTTTACCTCTTTCTAGACGTGTTTGTAGGAGTTGCACCCACTTTACTCATAACACGATAAAAAGGGCTATAAAGCCCTTAATACAATTCCTATTACATAGCTGTTTTCATTATGTAAATTTCTTTAGGTCTAACAATTTTTGCACCGAATACATATAAACCTTTAACTGCGTCTGTAAATGCGTCTTCAGGTCTGTATGCTTCTATCTTATCAATTTGTTCAACGAAAGCGATAGCTTTAGGAGTTCTTAAAATGTTGTAGTAAACATTGTCAGTTGATCCTGTTCCTGTCTTTCCTGTTGGTAGTAAGTTTTCAACACATACATAAGCATTGTTGATTTTACCTACAGCACCTTTTTTCAAGATTTCAGGGTTGTTAGTAGATAGTTCTGTTAATGCTTGTCTATATAATACAAACACAGCAGGAGCTACTTCTAAGTAAAGCATATCGTTTACTTTTACGTTGTTTCCATATAGAGTAGCGAAACCGTCTTCTACACTAGCCATAGCATTAGCTTTAGTTAATGAAATAACTGAAGCACTTTGAGGTAGTGGAGCTGTTCCGTCTTCTGTAGCAGTTTCAATTATTGAAGCTACATATTTATCGCCCTCTTCTGCTAAGCCTAAAGAAGCCTCGTGAATTGTTGCTTCTAGTAAGCCTGGAACACTTTGAGCTTTATCAATATCTTCTACTTCGAAGTTGAAGTATCTGTATTGATTAATTTGTAATGTTTGACTTGTATCTACTACACTCTCTCTAGTTAATGAAGTTCCACTAACATAAGTTCTAATAGTTGGACGTGTTACTGATAAGATTTTTGCTTCTTTTGCATTTTTAGAGTCTCTTTCATATTTGAAGTCGCAGTGATTTCTTAATGAAGTAATAGTCTCTAAATCTTTTAAAATTGCTTTAGACCAGATAGTTTGTTGGAATTGAGTTACAGTACTTTGTACTGCCATAATTCTTCACTCCTTTTCTGATATAGGAGTATTAAGCTCTTCCTGTCATAGATCTTCTGACAGCTTCCCAGATACGAGGATCGTCTAAGTCTTCTTCTGTAAGTCTAGATATTTCCTCTGGTGAGTAGTAGTCTTTGACCTTACTTCCAGGTACGCCTGTCATACTTCCTATAGTT